ATGTCTTACTTAGCTGAAATGGCAGAAGATAAGAAAATGATGGACGAAGATAAGAAAATGGATGAAGAGAAAGCTGAAGAGGATGAAGAAGAAGAAGAAGAGGAAGATGAGGAAGAAGAAAAAGGCTACCATGATAAAGAAGAAAAGCCAAAAGCAAAAGAAGATTCCTTAGAAAAATCCTTGGCAACATTAAAGAAATACGGATTTAACGTATATTCAGGTAGCAAGGCAACCCCTGCACCAAAAGAAATTGAGACTCCTAAACCAAAATTCGATTTCAATGAACTTGTAAACAAGTCATGGGAAGAATTAGAAGCATTAGAGAGAGGTAACTAAACATGGAAATGGAAGAATACATAAACGCCTACTATGGCGGAACACTAGGCATAGCAAAACGATACGGCATAGAAAAGGCAGACAATGATTTTACTGTTGCCAACCAAGCAAACGCTTTCAATGTTGTATACGGAGCAAAGGTTTACAACCAGCTAAACACCAAGTCTGAAGTAGCAAAGCTATTGAAGAAAGAACCTTGGACACAATCAGGTTGGAGAGTTATGACAACTCGTCCAGTAGATGACGGTGGTAACGCAGACTTTGCAGCAGGAACCGCAGAAGGTGGAGCTTTCGGAGACACAACTGCACCAACTCTAAAAGAAGTTGAAGCAACTCTAAAAGAAATCGTAACACCTTACGAAATCTCAACTAAAGCAGAATTACTATCTGACGCAGATGATGGTCTAAAAGGACTAGCTGCATTTATGAGAAAAGAAATGGGAGATGCCCACGTCTTTGGTATGGATCAGATGTTATTAGCAGATGCAGATACACCAGCAGGAAACAACTTAGAATCTCTTGATCGTGTAACTACTACAGATGCTTACTGTAATCCATCTGGTGGTCCATTGTCAGCAAGAACAGATGGAGACATGTACAACCTAACCAAGCAAACAGAAGCCGCTTGGATGGACGCAGGTCACACAGGTCACAATGACGGATCTGACAGAACACTTACAACAGCAATGTTAGATGACATGATTGAAGGTGTAATGACTAATGGAGCAAACTACGCAGATTTGATTCTATTAACAGGTCACGACACATACATGAACATTCAACAACTGTTAACCAAAGGTGGAGATGGTGGCGCAGCTACTATCCTACGTTACGATGCAGCACAAGGTGGAGCAGCTTCACAGAATGGAGTTCTCGGACAAGCTGGTCTAAATTACGACAGCAGAGTTGGATCTTACAATGGTATACCAATTTTTGTTTCACAACACGTAACAAAAGATGTAACTTCAAGAATACACTTGTTGGACTTGCCACAATTCGCATTGAGAGTTGCAGCACCAACAACCTATGTAGCTAACGACAACCTAGCTGTAACACAATCATTAACCAAGCAATTTGCATTAATTACTGCAATGGAATTGATTACTTACAGGTGGAACACCAGCGGTAGTGTAAGAGATTTAGACGCTTAAAGTGATTGGAGGTCTTAGAATATGGTCAAGATCATCAATCATGGGGCTAAGCCTCTTATTAGGAGGCTTGGTACTGGGCAGAACATCACATTCTATCCAGGTCGAGAAGTTGAAGTCACAGATGAAAGAATCATTGCTGACATCAAAGCTCGCAAAAGGGTTGGAAACTTACAGATTAAGGATCCCGTCGGCAAAAAAGACGTTGGCGGGGGGCTTAAGACTGGGAGCAGAAAGCCTAAATCTAGGGGCAAAGCTGCTAGAAAGCCCAAAGCCAAAAAAGAAGTAAAGCCTAAAAAGCCCAAGGGACTTAAGAAGCCTAAGAGGGCAGACTAATGTCGGCGACAGTAGTACGAACAACATTAAGGCTAGATCAGACACGCAATGCGGCTTTATTTGAAAACACTTCAGCAGTAGCAGTCGGAGGTGGAGAGACTACAGTTCTCAATACCTTTGATTGTGCTTTGTTTAATAGGTATTCCATTCAAATTTTTAATAGTGATGGATCAGTAGCCGCAACAGCAAAAGTATATGGATCTATAGTAAACACACCAAATGCAAGTATTCCTACTTCTGATTGGACACAAATTGGGGATGATATATCGGTAAGTGCAAACAGTAATGCACTTAAAGCAATATCAACAACACCGATCAGACACTTAGCAGTAACAGCTACAGGATCAGGTGCAGATCTTAAAGTGTATGTCTATGCGGAGCAAGTTTAGTGGATGGCTTCTCCTATATACACTAATATAGTCACAGTAAGTGAGGTGGCCTAATGTCAGCTCAGGTATGGTATTCAATAACTGACGGCAACTGGAATGCAACTTCTACTTGGTCTTTATCTTCTGGGGGTTCGGCAGGTTCGGATTATCCTAAAACGGGTGATAGGGCTATAATAGAAGATGGCGATACAGTTACTTTAACACAGGCCGAACAGACAGGGCAACTCCAACTCCAAGATAATGGAGAAATTGTCGGCGGTGGTAATATTTTAACATTGGATTCCGCATCGGGAATTGATACGGTGTTTGCTCACGCAGGAGATATTTCTGCTGCTTCTGCATTACACATAACTATGACAGGAATTGACGATAATGGAGATAGAGCATATCTGAGAGAAGGGACAGCTAATGGAAATATAACTAATCTTGTAATTAATGATTCAGGAGCAACCTACAATCAAGGCTCTGCTATGACTCTACTTGGCAACTTTACAATAACGGCAGGGACTTGGGACACAAGTTTTAGCAGTAGTGATAAAGGTCTTACAGTAGCAGGAGCTACGACAATAGGAGATGGAAGTTCGTCAGCAGATACTGCAACATTAACTTGTAATGCTTCAACAATTAGTTTAGGTTCGGGAGTAACTGGGGCACACAGCCTTGTTATTCAAGCAGGAGGAACTTTTGTTGGAGGCACAGGAACTCACACGTTAGGTAGTCTTAACATTAAAAATTCTACTGCTGCAAAATGCACATTGACATCAGGAGATACCACAATAAATGGCGAACATGGAAGCTCTAGTAAAGCTATTAACATTGAAGGTTCAAATGGCACAACAAACTTTGCACATGG